CCCTGGGGCTGGCGGAGGAATCGAAATCGATCCCGCTGATCAGCCAGGGGCAGTCGGGACCGACAACCCCGGATACCTTCGGCGCGGCGCAGTTGCAGAACAACAACGCCAACCAGCTTCTCCGCAACATCGGCTACCAATTCGACGACTACGGCACCGAGCCGATCGTCACGATGTTCTACGAATGGCTGCTGATGGACCCGGAAGTGCCTGACGACGAGAAGGGCGACTTCGAGATCAACGCGCACGGCTCGATCGCGCTGGTGGAACGGGCGATTCAGGAGCAGTTCCTGCTGCAGTTCGGCGCGTTTACGCAAAACCCGGCATACGAGTTGAGTCCGGCGAGGTGGGCGGAAGAAATGCTCATGACCAAGCGCATTGACCCGCGCAAGATCGCTTTGACCGAAGAAGAGAAGGCGAATAGAGCCAGGCAACCGCCGCCGGTGGCGCCCGCCGTTCAGGCCGCGCAAATTCGGGCGGCCAGTGCGGAGAAGATCGCCGCGGGCAGCCAGGCGGTAGCGCAGGCCCGCTCGCAAGCCGACATCGACCGCGATGCCGAGTACGTGCGCGCCGAAACGCAGCGCACGCAGCAAGAGCACGAAGCGCGCATGGAAGAACTGCGCATGCGGCGCGAATTGGCAATGCTGGACTACGCCAACAAGCGCGGCATGTCGCTGGATCAGATTAAAGCCGACCTCGCCGATTCAGCGGCCAAGATCGACCTGCAACGCGACCTGGCCCAACTGGACGCGCACACCAAGCAAGTGACCAAGCCACCTGTGGAGCCGCCTGGACGGGCGGCGCCGGGGAAGGCATACCAGGAGTAACGCATGACCCATATCGTCAACCCGCGCAACGTGCAATGGGATTTCCTGACCAACGACGACGGCACGCTCGCCGACGTGCTCGGGCCGAACGGGACGCGCAATTACTTCATGCGCGGGGCGGTCGACGCCTCCGGCAATATCATCGGGCTGCTGGGGGCGGGTGACAGCCTGATTTCCCTGTTGCCGCGAACTTGGCAAGACATCAACGTACCGCTTGCCACCGGCTGCACCGCGCGCCCGGTCTATCGAACCTACATTGACGCCGTAAATGGTGATGATTCGTATGATGGTAGTGTGCCAGTCTGGACCGGCACAACGGTGGGGCCGAAACGTACCGCTGTCGTTGCGAACTGGACCGGTTCAAAAACCTCGTGGTTTACCGATGAGATTCTGCTTTTTGCGGCGGGCCAGACGCACACCCTGACCGCCACGGGAGCAAGTATCGGGCTGACCACGCGCAAGCACCTCGGGGCGTACTGGCTTCCAAGCGCACCCAATGCCGCAAAGCCGATCATCAAGAGCCTGAACAACGTGGGGTCGGCAGGTGGGCTGGATCGCGCCTGCATCAGCGCATCGGGCACGCTGTCCGACATCAGCATCAGCGACCTGACCATCGACACATCGGACCAGCCGAACCGCTTCGGGATTTCGCTTTACCAATCAGCGGCAGGACAGTCGATTAACAACATCACGTTCTCCAACGTGAGTGTCATCAACGGAAGCATCACTGATTCTTTCGGTTATGGCGGGTTTGGCATCACCTACTACGGCCAATCGGCAACCCTCGCGCCGTACCCTGAAAGCCAGAACATCCTGTATGTCGATTGTGACGTTACGGGCTATCCGGGGCATGGCTTCGTCAACAGCGGCACGCTCGGTGCAGTCAAATATCGGGTCAACGGGACTTCCAAACTGACCGCGACCGCGCAACTGACCGACACGCAGACGGTTGTGATTGCCGGGATCACGTTCACCAGTGTTTCGGTGATCGGCGCGGCGGCGGGCAACTTCCTGATCGGCGCGAGTGCTGCGGCGACCCTGGCGAACCTTGCCGGGTTGATAAACGCGCCTTCCACGACCAGCGCGACGCAAGTGGCATTGAGCGCGGCGAATCAGGGTGTCTTGTCGGCCCTCGGCGCGGTGGCGACGGTGAGCGGCACGGTGCTGACCCTGACGTTTACCGCATGGGACGCTGCTGCGTATGTGTCGGACACGCAGACTAATGCGCAATGGTCGAACGCGCTGGTGCAGACCTTTACCCGGTGGGGTGGCGTTGACCTCATCAACTGCACGGCAAGTGGCTGCGGCGCAGGGTACGACACGCATGGCTTCACCAGCTACGGCGGCGGCGTGCTTCTGCAACAGACCTCGGGCGGCTGGACGAACACGATCAGCACCATCTATTACATGGACATCGATGGCAAGTACGGGCGCGACATTCCTGATATTGCCATGTGTACGATGGACGCCGGCAGCGGGACGGAACTGTTCAACCTGCTCAAGAACACGACCACGCCCACCACCCCCGCAGTGGGGGAATTCGGGTTCGACAACTCAGGCGGCACCGGAGCACTGCGCCTGTACGCCAACTTTGGTGCCGCCTTGTCGGTGACCAATCGATTCAATATTTGCGTGCGCCCGACGCGCGGCGTTCGATATATCCGCTGCACGGCAAAGAATCATGTCCTTGCCGGGCGATCTGGCGCGCTGGAAGCGCACGGCTTCGCTTTTGACGATTTCACCTCTGACTGCTCAATGATCGAGTGCGTTGCGCAGAACAACGCGGGGCACGGCGTGACGATCAACCGGGGCGAGCGCAATCAAGTTGTGGCGTCGATCATCAGCGGCAACAGTTACGCCGGGGTCAAGGGAAACTTTGGTTGGGGCAACTACATCGGCAAGTGCAACATCAGTGGCGCTGGTTTCTCGGACACTCTTAGCCCGTTCAAGGGCTTCATCCATATGTCCGCCGCCTCGATGAAGAACTACGGCCCCAATGGCACGTATGCCGGGATTCTGCCGCTGCCGAACACCTACGGCAACGTGGTTGCCAGCAGCACGCTTTCCTACACCGGCAGCGATACGGCGGCAGCAGTGCTGCTTGGCGCATCGAGCAACAACGCGCCGCCGCTGGTGGCTTATGACTGCAAAATCGATCCTGGCGTCGGGCTTGTGACTGACGGCGGACGAGCATTCACGCAAGGGCGGGTAACCGTCAACACCGCAATCATGGATCAGGCGCGCGGGATTGGCGCTGCCGTGTAACCGCAGGACATGAGACATGACCGACCCCTTCATCCTCACCCTAGTCGAGCGTGATTCCCCGCTCTGGCGCCGCCTGATGGGCTACCTCGACACGCGCCTGAAACGGCTGCGCATCGAGAACGATGCCGAGAAAACACCCGAGCAGACGGCCAAGATTCGCGGCCAGATCGCCGAAGTGAAGCTGATGATGGGCCTGAACAACGACCAGCCGATCATCGAGCCGGACAAGACAGACCAGTTTTGAAGCACAGCGCCGCCCGCGAGGACGGCAAGATGGAGTGGTGGACGCGATAAGCGCCTGCCGCATTTGAGAGCCGCCTTCGGGCGGCTTTTGCTTTTTGTGGGGCATTGAACGATGGAAAACCAAGAGGAATTGTCAGCAGAGCAGGGCGCGGCGGAATTCGCGGCAGGGATCAACGGGACAGCGACGGAAACGCCGCCGCCTGAAGAGTCCAAGCCAGACGAAACGCCACCTCCCGAGTATGTGCAGGTCACGAAGGGCGATTGGGAAGCACTCCAGGCGCGCGCAGCCAAGATCGATGAGATCGCCGCAGCGCAAGGCCAGATGCGCGATACCGCGTTCGGACGGCTTGGCAGTCTCGAGCAGGCGCTCAGGGAACTGCGGACATCCGCGGCAGGACAACCGGTTGCCGATGAAGACCTCGCGCAACTGGCGGCCGAATATCCGGACCTGGCCGAGTTGAGCATCTTCAAGAAACTGAGGACGGGTAACGCCGCCCCGGGCCTTGACGAGGCTCAAATCGCACCGCTGGTAGACCAGCGCGTGAGCAAAGCCCGCGAGGAGATCACGGCCGAGAGCGAGCGCAAATTCGAAATGCGCTTGCTGCAGCGGGACCACCCGGATTGGCGGGCAACGGTCGGCATTTCCGATGATGGGAAGGCCGTCGAAACCCCGTACCGCGAGTGGCTACGCGCCCAGCCTGCTGAGTACCAGCAGAAGGTGGGCAGCGCCTGGAATGCCGACATCGTCGGCGAATCCATCACGAAGTTCAAAAACCACGCGAAGACAGAAGCCGCACGCAAAGCCGCGGCAGAAGCGCGTCAGGGCCGCATCGCGGCCGCAGTGCCGGCAAAAGGGGATGGAAGTGCTCCCCAAGCCACCGGCAAAAGTCCATTCCAAGAGGGTCTGGCCTCCGGCTAAACCCGCAACCTATTTGTAAAGGAAATTCATCGTGACCATGCAATCGTATGCCTTGAACCCCGGGCGGATTGAAAAGTTCAAGGGTCAAATCCTGGCCCATGCCATGCCTGTTGAAGTGCTGGGCCGTGGTGGCCGGCAAGTCTCCATGCCGAAGAACAACTCGAAGACCTACGTCGCACGCCGCTGGCTGCCCTACGGCGCAACGACCACTTCGGCCAACACGCAGAACCGTTTCTTTCAAGACGCCGATGGCGACCGCGGCAACGTGATCGTTCAGGCACACCTCACCGCTGAAGGCGTGACCCCCACGCCGGACAGCATCACGCCGCAGGACACGACCGTCGTCATTCAGCAGTATTCCTGCCTGTACGGCTTCACGGACGCGACCTACGACCTGTACGAGGACGACATCCCGAAGCAGATGATCATCCAGATCGGCGAGCGCGTGACGTTCGTCAACGAGATGATCAACTACGGCGCCCTCAAGGCCGGCACCAACGCCTACTTCGGCGGAACGGGCACTGCTCGGGCCTCCGTCAACGGCGGTATCACCTTGGGCATGCTGCGCAAGATCGCCCGCAACCTGATGGCCAACCACGCCGGCATGGTGAACAAGCAACTCGGTGCGTCTGGCGATTTCGACACCAGCGCGGTCGAAGCCGGCTACACGGTCTACGTCCACACCGACATGCGTTCCGACATTCGCGACCTGCCCAACTTCGTGCCGGTTGTGAAGTACGCCTCTGGCAAGGCGATGGAAAACGAGTTCGGCACTTGCGAAGAGTTCCGCTTCGTGTCGAGCCCGGATCTGCCTTCCTACCAAAATGCGGGCCTTGCTGTTGGATCGACCGGCCTTTACTCCACCGGCGGCAGCTTGATCGACGTTTACCCGTTTATCGTGACCGGCAAGGACGCCTGGAGCCAGATCGCGGTGCGCGGTGTCTCGGCGCTCGACCCGACCTTCCTGCCGCCTGGCGAGAAGTCGAAGTCGGATCCGCTGGGCCAGCGTGGCTACGCGGGTACGTCATGGTGGAAAGCTGTGATGTTGGAGAATCAAGGATGGTTCGCGGTTGGCAACGTTGGCGTGAAGACCCTGGCGTAAGGGGCTGACATGCTGAACACCATCACTCGATACATCAAGGCAATCAGTACGGTCGGCGACCAAAACGCGCTGTTTCCGATACTGACCAACATTGGCGATCGACTGTCTTGCTGCGGCTTCCAGACCGCCGCGCTGCGCATCAAGGGGGGCTCTGCCTCCCCGACTGTGCAGACCAACGCGGTCTGGAGCGGCATCGTGCAAGGCAAGTTGGTCTCCAAAGCCTCCGCCGTCGACATGCCCGCCCTGGTCGGCACCGTCACGAACGCCAAGTTCAACCTCTTCATGTTCTTCATCGACTCGGCCGGCACTGTGACCGTGGCGATGGGGACTGAGGGCGCGACCTTGGTTGCCGCGGTTCCTCCTCCAATTCCGGATGGGAAAACCGTGATCGGCTACGTGACCATCAACCCGACCGGCACCGGCAACTTTGTCGGCGGCACTACCAACCTCGATGCGGCGACCGAAGTACCGAACGCCGTTTTCGTCAACACCTTGGGTCCGTTCGACCCGACGATTCTTCCTTAAGGAGATTGCGATGGACGCACTTCAGATGATTCCGCTGACCATGACCACCATGAAGGCGGCAGCGGCAGCGGGCACCACCACGACCTACAGCACCACCGGCACGACCTTGTTCTGTATCAAGGGCAAGGCGTATTCCAAAGCGGCAGCCACCAACGCGGCCACGCCGACCACTGACGCCACCACCGGCAGCGCCTTTTCGGCGATCCAGCCCGGTTTTGGCTCGGTGTTCGTGCTGGGCTACGACTCGGGCGGCAACCTCAAGGTGTCGCAAGGCACCGTACAGGCGCTTGACGGTAGCGTTACCACCGGTTCGGCGGGCTTCATCACCTCCCCGCAGTTCCCGGCCGTTCCGGACAGTATTTGCCCGTTCGCCTACCTGGTTACCAAGGTCGGCTCGGCGGGCTCGGCGTGGACGTTCGGCTCTTCGAACCTGGCCGGACCGCCTTCGAACGTGACGCATACGTTCGTCGACGTCATGACCTTGCCCGACCGGCCCCAAGTGGCCTAACCACCACCGCCCTTCGGGGCGGTATTCCAACAAGGGCGCCTTCGGGCGCCCTTTTCATTTCTGGAGAAGCCATGAGTGATGCAATTGCAACGCCTACCCGCCGCGCACGTCGCGAGCAAGATTCCAACCAGTTCGCCATTCCGCAGCAGCCGGACATCGTCATGCCGCTGAATGGCCAGATCGAGCGCCCCGAAAATATTGTGGTCAGCGAGGGCGCAATTGACAAGGAACATATGGCAATTCTGGCTTTTTACGAAGAGCCGGTTTGCATTCTTTTGCAAGAAAGCGGCGAGGAGAACGCGCCGACCGTGCAGGAATGCAGGGTCAATGGCCGCGGCATCGAGTTCCTGACCGACGAAGGCAAGTGGCGCATCAACTGGCCCAATTTGCCGGAAGGCTTTGCCCCGATCGGCATTCCTTTTACGACGAAACGCAAGTACGTCGAGATTCTGCTGAAGAAGCGGTCCGACAAGGTGAGAACCCACCACGATGACGCCACGGTGCCCTACCCGGTAAACACCGTGAAGCGGCACACCGCGCATTTGGCACCGCTGTCTGTCATCGAAGACAAGTCCCCGAAAGGTCGGGAGTGGTTGCGCAAATGCATGAGTGAGGCGTAAACCATGGACTACCTGGCCCTGTGTCTGCGCACTGCACAAGAGTGCGGCGTTCCCAATTCGACCCTGACGACCGTCAGTGGGCAGACGGGCCAGTTGAAGCGCGTGGTCGACTGGGTGAATACCGCCTGGAATGACATTCAGACCGCACATCAGGACTGGGGATGGATGCGGACATCGACCTCCTGGGCGACGGTCGACGCGCAGTACCAGTACACGACCCTGGAATGCGGCATTACGGCCGGCACGTTCGGCATGTGGGATCGCATCACCTTCCGCAACTACGTGACGGCCTCCGGCAACCAGTCGGAAATCGTCATGGGCTACATCGACTATGACGCTTGGCGCGACAACTACCTGATCAGCGGAACCCGCGCGGTGCGGACCCGGCCGATGGACTTCGCAATCGGGCCGGACAAGTCGATCTTCCTCGGGCCGGTGCCTTCGGCCGGCTACACGATGACGGCCGACTACTTCACCGCGCCGCTGGACATGACGGCCGATGCCGACACCCCGGCGCTGCCGACACAGTTCCAGATGGCGATCGTCTACCGGGCAATGATGTCCTACGGCGCGTTCTACGCTGCCAGCGAGGTGTACCAGCGCGGTGAGCTGGAGTTTGGCAAGCTGATGCGGCGCATTGACGCCGACCGGCTGCCCGAGATCGGATACGCAGGAGCCCTCTGCTGATGCCCATGCAGATGCCACCCACCCTGTACGAGCCGATCTCGCTCAAGGGCGGGCTTGACCTCATCACGCCGACGCTGAACCTGCCGCCCGGGGTTTGCCGTGACTCGGTGAACTACGAGGCGGTGGAAACGGGCGGCTATGCGCGAATCGCCGGCTACGAGCGGTTCAGCGGGCAGCCGAAGCCCTCAGATGCGGTGTTCGGCCTGGTGTTCCTGGCCTCGTTCACCAACCCGGTATCGGTGGGCAACACCATCACCAACGGTGTCGCGACCGGCGTCGTGATTGCCGTGACCACCAGCTACATCGTGTTCACCAAATTGGCCGGCGGCACGTTTGCGGTGGGAGATTCCATTCTGGTAGGCGCAACCCCGATCGGCACCATGATCACGCCGACCTCGGCGATCGGCGCGAAACTGACGGCGCGCTATACCGCCCTGGCGGCCGACAACTACCGGGCCGACATTTCCAAACCGGCCGGCTCGGGCCGCATCCGCTCGGTGTTCGTCTACAACGACATCGCCTACTGCATCCGCGACAACGCCGGCGCAACGGCGGCGGTGCTGTTCAAGCAGACGACCTCGGGCTGGACGGCGGTCACGCTGTTCAACGAGGTGAGCTTTACCGCCGGCGCCGTGGCCACCCCTGCGGATGGCGCAATCCTGACGCAGGGCGCCAATACCGCCACGGTGAAGCGGGTGGTGACTGAAACCGGCGCATGGACGGGCACGGCGGCGGGGCGTTTCATTGTGACCACGCCGGCGCCTGGCGCGTTTGTGGCCGGCGCCGCAACCCTTTCCGGCGGCGCAACGGTGACGCTTTCGGGCGCGCAGACCGCCATCACCCTGTCGCCGGGCGGCAAGGGCGAAGCGGTGCAGGCCAATTTCTTCGGCCAGGCCTCCGGCACCCGCATCTACCACGCCGACGGCGTGAACCGCCTGTTCGAGTTTGACGGGACCACGCTGGTGCCGATCTCCACCGGCGGCCTGATCCCGCGCCATGTGGTTGTCCACCTTCGTTACCTGTTCTATTCGGTCAATTCCTCGATCTTCTACCAAGGGGTCGGCAACCCCTACAGCGCCACCGGTGGCGGCGAACTGGCGACCGGCGATACCGTGGTGGGCTTCCTTGTCATGCCGGGCTCGCAGACCACCGGAACCCTGGCGGTGCTGAACCGCAACAGCACCAACATGCTGTACGGCACTGCTCCGGCAAGTTGGAACATGACGCCCTACAACAGCGGCACCGGCGCGCTTGAGTACACCACGCAGAACATGGCGCAATCGTGCCTGCTGGATGACCGCGGCGTGTTCACGCTGCAGACCAGCCTGAACTACGGCAACTTCGAGCAAAACAGCCTGTCGCACCAGATCCGGCCGTTCATCGCCGCGCACCGGCCCTATGTGTCGTGCTCGGGCCTGAACCGTCTGAAGTCGCAATACCGGGTGTTCTATTCGGACGGCTGGGCGCTGTACGTGACGCTGGTCAACAACAAACTGATTGGCTGCATGCCAATGTACTTCCCGGTCTACGCGAACGTGACATGGGAATCGACGCTCTCGACCGGCGCGAACATCATGCTGATGGGCGGCAGTGATGGCCATGTGTATGAACTCGACCAGGGCACAAGCTTCGACGGCACGGCGATTGCGGCCTACATCACCCTGAACTGGGATGCCATCAAGAACCCGCGCATCCTGAAGAGCTACCGCAAGGGCGCGGCCGAGATTTCCGGATCGTCCTATGTCGAAGTGAACTTCGGCTATTCCCTTGGGTACGCATCCACCGACGTGGCGCAAGCCGACTCCGCGACCTACCCGACGCCATTCTCGCCGGCCTACTGGGACGCCTTCACCTGGGACAGTTTCACATGGGACGGCCGCAACCTGGCGCCGACCGAATGCGAGATGGAAGGCATTGCCGAAAACGTGCAGATTTCCATCGCCTCGAACTCGACCGACTACGAGCAATACACCGTGAATTCCATCATCGTGCACTACACGCCAAGGCGTGGGATGCGCTAAGGGAGAACGATCATCTCGAACGATTACTATAACGCGTCAGGATGGCCGGTCACGCTGTCTTTTGGCGCCTCTGTGTCGGGCCGCAGCGAGATGGCCAGCATTGCGGCGGGTTTCGACAAACTGGCTGCGCTGACCGGCAACGGCTCGAAGTTCATCCGCGTGAACTCTGGAGCGACCGCGCAGGAAGCGGTGGCGGCGTCAGGAACCGGGAATGTAGTGCTGACGGACGGCGCGACATTGACCGGTGCGACCATTACGGGTTCAACGCTGACCGGCGCCGCGCTCAACGGCACCATTGGCGCCACTACACCGGCAGCCGGCGCGTTCACCACGCTGGCGGCATCTGGCGCGGTAAGCGGCGCCGGTTTTACGTCCTACCTTGCCTCTCCCCCATCAATTGGCACCGGCACCCCGGCGGCGGGTGTGTTCACGTCACTGCAGGCCAACGGCGCGCTGTCCGGGGCATCCTTGTCAATCGGCGGCACGGCGACGCTGCAGGGTTTGACTGACATTAGCGGCGCCAGCGCCGGGCAGATCAAGTTTCCGGCGACGCAGAACGCATCGGCGGACGCGAACACGCTGGATGACTACGAAGAGGGAACGTGGACGCCCGCCTTTACATGCACAACGCCAGGAACATTGGCCATAACGACATCTACCGCCGCTGGTATTTATACCAAAATTGGCCATCGCGTCACCTTAGATTTTCAATTGATTCTCACTGCATTCACGATCGGCACGGCATCCGGGTCGGTTCGAATCACCGGAATTCCATTTGTCTCAGCGGGCGGCGACTTTGTTGGCTCAATGACATTCCATGGAATCAATAAAGCCACCTTTACTCAGGTAAATCCAGCAACGTCAAGCGGCCAAGTTTTTCTGGTTTTGACCGCCAGCGGAATGAACGTTGCGGCCACTCTTGTAAGTATTGGCGACATTGCCTTGGTGGGCGGCGTAATTGAGCTTCGCGGAACTATTTCGTACACCGCATAAAAAAGGGGCGCCATGAGCACCACTACCGCCACTGAAGCCGCGGCCACTGCCGGCGTGGTAATCACCCTCACCGGGTCCATCATGGGCCTGCAGTTCGACGCCATGATGGTCGGCTTCGTCGGCGCGCTGGTAGCGCAGACCCTAGTGCCCGAGCCGCCCGGCGAAGCGTTGCCGCCGCTGCGCCGCTATGTCTGGACCCTTGCGCAGCTCGTCGCCGCGGGCCTTTTGGCAGGCATCCTCACGCCGGTAGCCGAATCCCTTGTTGCCGGCATCGCGCCCGGCAATGTTCCGACACAGGCGCTGCACCTTGCAACGGCCGGCATCATCGGGATGGTGGCGCCTGTCGTTGTGCCCATGCTGCGCAAAATCACCAGCAAGATCGCGGAGAAACCCTGATGGAATACCTCGTCCTCATCCTTTCTCTGGCAGGCCTTGTGGGCTGCTACGACATCGCGCGGCGCATGAGCATCCACACCAGGCACGGCATGCGATTGGCGGTGATCGTGATCGGCATCGGCTGCGTGGCCGTCATGGCGGGCGAGCGCGACATTGCGCTGCTGTTGCTGCTGACCGGATGCGGCCTGTATAGGGTTTTCGACCTACGCTCGGAGGGATGGCATGGCAGAGCTCACGCAACTGATGCTATCCGGCTACATCCTGTGGCAAGTCAACCGACTGAGCACGCCAGGCGCGAAGATGAATCTTCCGCACAGGCTTCTCGTACTGTGGGTAGGCTGGAGCTTGTTTCGGCTCATCGGTCGGGCGATGACGTAAGGCGGGTGTCAGCGTGACGCCCGATCTCCTGCAAGACGCCACTGGCTGCTCCGCCATGCTGGCCGAGAAATGGGCCGATCCGTTGACCGCGGCGTTTGAGGAATACGAGATCAACACGCCGGCGCGGCAGGCGGCATTCCTTGCACAGATCGCGCATGAGACTGGCCGCTTCAAGTGGATTCGTGAGATTTGGGGGCCGACGCCGGCACAGGTGCGCTACGAAGGGCGTGCGGATCTCGGCAACAACCAGCCGGGCGACGGCAAGCGCTTCATGGGGCGCGGCCTGATCCAAGTGACCGGCCGTGCCAATTACATGCACGCGGCGGCGGCGCTGGGCATCGACTGCGTGAACCATCCGGAATTGCTTGAGGAGCCGACCAACGCCGCGCGCTCGGCTGGCGACTTCTGGCGCACGCGCGGACTGAACGAATCGGCCGACGCTGGCGAGTTTGAGCGCATCACCCGCCGCATCAATGGCGGGCTCAACGGCTATACGGACCGTTGTGTGCTGTGGGACCGCGCCAAGCGTGCGATGGGTGTGGCGTGAACTACCTGCGCCTTGGAATCGCCATCGCTTTGGCCGTGCTGACGCTGACATGCGCGCTCCTGTTCCACGCTTGGCGCGCCGAGGCGAAGGAATTTGCGGAGTTTCGCGGGCGGGTGGATGCGCTAGGCCAAGCAGCCGAGCAACGAGCGAAGGACCGGATTGCGCTGAACAAGGCGCGCAAGGAGGCAAGCGATGCAAGCTATGAAGTGGCTCTCACTATTCTTGGCAATGATGTTGGTCGGCTGCGCAAGCAAGCCGACGGTGGTGGCGTCCGTCTGCCCCCCGCCCCCGCCAATTCCGCTTGTCCTGCAACCTACCGATGCTTTGACCGGGAGCAATTTGATGCAGCGCTACGGGTCTATTTTGAAAGAGAAACAGGAAGCGCTGAACGAACTGTCGGACTCATTGTCGAGGGCGCAAAGGTGAAATTGCGCTTGGACACGGCCATCCGCTGGGCGAATCCAGACCCCAACTAAGGAGCCCATGAAATGGCATCCACCAACCCGCTGGACCCGAACTACACCAACCCGGCTGCGCAGATTCCTGGCTCAAGCCTGATCAACCCGACGACCCCGGCCGGCACGGCGACGACCACGAACGCGACCGCGACCGGCTTCCAGGGCGCGCAGACGCAGGTCAACCAACCGACCGATACCGTGCAGGGGCAGATCACCGGCATCATCGACGCGAATTCCCCACTGATGCAGCAGGCCGCGCGCCGCGCGAACGAAGCGGCGAACGCCCGTGGCTTGCTCAATTCCAGCATCGCCGTCGGCGCTGGACAAGAAGCCGTAATGGACCGCGCGCTGCCGATCGCCACGCAGGACGCCAACACGTACACGAATACCCGGCTGGCCAACCAGAACTCGACCAATGCCGGCCTGCAGTTCAGCGCGGCCGCCGAGAACCAGGCCAGCCAGACCAATGCGACGTTGGGCACCGACACCAGCCAGAAGAATGCGGCGGCGGCGAACAACCTGCAACTGACCAACATGGATCAGGCGTTCAAGACCGCCATCGTCAACACCGACGCGCAGAACAAGGTAGTGCTCCAGCAACTGGGCGACCAGACGAAAGTCGGCCTGGCGAACATCGAGGCCGACTACAAGACCCTGATGCAGACCTCATCGAGCGCGGCCGATATGTACCGGCAGACACTGGATTCCATCGGCAAGGTGGTGTCCGACACCAACATGAACGCCGCGGCCAAGGCGACGGCGATTAACGGCTACATGGGGTGGCTGAAGACTTCCATGAATCTGGTTGCGAGCATCAACGGCGTTGACCTGGGCAACCTGCTGAACTTCAGCACGGTGACGGCGTAATGGCGCAAGTCTGGAACCAAGACGGCAATTACTGGTACGACGATGCGGTAACCGACGCATCGGGCAACCCGCTTCCCGACCAGTTGACGGCGTGGCTGCAGACGGTATCGGGCAACGCGAAAAACTACGGCAAGGTCAAGGATTATCTGGCTGGGCTGCAGGCACAGGGATTGACCACTGCGGATTTCGACAAAGCCCTGAAAGCCTACGGAGCGACGGGCGATTCCTCTGGATTCCTGAACGACAAGAACACAGGCTGGTGGGGCGAAGATGCCATGCTGCGAGCGCTTGGCACAGGAGTTGATGCGCTCAACCCAAATGCGCCTTACAAGGGCGCATGGAAGGCGTCTTGGAATCAAGCGGCGGAAAACGCGCAGCAAAAGGACCTGGCCGAGAAGCACGACGCCAACCAGGCGAACCAAGGCGGCGATTTGGATGATCTCGGCGACATCGCCTTGGGTTTCAGTGCCGTGCTCGGGGTTGGCGCGCTGGCTGGCGCTTTTGGCGGCGCTGCTGCTGCTGGTGCCACCGCCGAAGCCGGCGCCACCGCCGCCGCGGCCGGTGACGCGGGTTTCCTGACCGCTGGCGGGGTTTCCACTCCAGCCACCGGCGGCATGTTCGTCGGCAACTCCGGACTGCTGGGCGGGACCGGCAACGCGATTGCTGACGCCGCCCTGAATGGCGCGGTGCGCGGCGGCGTGACTTCCGCCCTGACCGGCGGCGACATCGGCAACGGCTTGATCTCCGGCGGGCTGTCCGGCGGCATCAGTTCGGCCCTGCCGTCGACCGGCAGTATGGTGCTGGACAATGCGGCGCGCGGCGCGGTATCGGGCGGGGTTGGCGCAGCGGTGAACGGCGGCGATGTCCTGACCGGCGCGCTGGCCGGCGGCGCTGCGGCCGGAACCGGCACACTGGTGCGCGACGCGGTAGGCACGAACCTGGGCGGCAACACCCTGGCCAATGCCGCTGCAGGCGGCGCGGCCGGCGCTGTCGGATCGGCGATTGCTGGCGGCGACGTCACAACCGGCCTGATCCGTGGCGCGGTAACCGGCGGAACTTCCGGGGCTTTGCAAGATGCCGGCGTCGATTCGACCGTGGCCGGCGCCGTCGGCACGGCTGCGGGTGGTTTGATCAACAGCCCGACACCGGATGCCGGAACGCCCGCGGCGCAACAGCAGCAGACCTCGAACGAGATCAACAGCGGGTTGGGCTTCTCGGTGGTGCTGCCGCAATTTCAGAACAATCCCCGCCGCGACATGCAGTGGGGCACGCGATTGAACGGGGGTTGAGTTCAGATAAAGAGGCATGTGACAATGGGCCCTGACGATAAGCAACTGCTGAAGAACTTGCGCAGGCGGGTGAATCGAGCGCGCAATTTCCCCGAAAACACATGTAGCGCCTCACGACACTTGCACATAATGGCAAACCGCATGGCTTCCGGTCAGCCATACCCAATGCTGACGGAGGAGCCCGAGCATTGTGCCTGCACGATGTTGGCCGTGCTGGAGTCGCTTTATAAGACCCGCACCGAGTTGGTGCGGCTTAAGATGCTAAACGTGGAGTTGTGCGAAGCTAAAGGCGCCCGCACGAACGGGCGGTCGACGTGAAACGCGACGACAAGCCGCCCGGATCCGGGCCAATCCGTAGCGTGTTCGTGTGTGCAGATGTTGTGTACTGCATCCGTGACAACGCTGACGGGACGGCGGCCATTCTGTGGAAAGCCACATCCGGCGGCTGGTCGTTGGTAGTCGCGATGGGAAGGTTTAACGGAGATTGATGGCGCACCGCATTTGTTTTACTCTCATGGATTTCAATCACACCATGAGGCGGAAATGAGCGATACACACGATGCGTTTTGGGAGGGCTTCAACAGCGAGGTCGGTCCGGAACTAAGCAAAGAAGAAACAGAAGAAATTTTTCGCGTGATGCTAACGATCACGCTTGACGCGTTCGGAAAATTCTCTGAAGAGCACGATAAAGCAACAATTGCCAGGCGCGTTGTTAGGGCGTTTGCTGCGGCAAGTCAAACCTACGAATCGGCAAGAAAAAAGGTCCACGAAACAAAGCTGGGCGTTTACATCGACATTGACCCTGATTCTGTGGTGGCCGCTGCTTTCACTTTGTGGACTGAAGGGATTGCGGCAAAAGGTATTCCGGCGCCTACAAGGATCGGCGAGCAAATCTTAGGTTTCGCTCAAGGGATGTCGGCCATCAGGACAATGCATGAGGCGCAATGCATTCTTGAGGACCCTGATAGCCCATTTAGCTTCGCTGGCGAAGCGGCAGAAGCGCTCGACTCGATAAGTGGCTAATTCTTGCCAATGATTGGCGACGCACACAACCCGCTTCGGCGGGTTTTGTTTTTTTGGAGGTTGAGATGGCTGATGACTACGAGTTCGGAGCGACATACGATGAAGCGCCAAGCGGCGGCTTCGATGTGTACGCCTACATTGACAGCATCGTGAACAGCCTGCCGCCGACCGACCAGCAAGTTGCGGCCAGCCTAGGCGGAAACGACATCGAAACCTACTTCGGCTCGAGCAACGGCACGAACATAGGCGGGGTGGCCAGCGGCGCGGCCATCGACCCGAAGAAAGACCCGAGCGGCATAGCCAAATGGTGGAAGGAGTTGGATGCCGGCGACAAGAAGATCGGCATGTCGGCCTTGGCCATGCTCGGCGGCGGCCTGGCCAACATCGGCAAGGGCAAGCGCACCGACCGTGAACTGAACATCGCCCAGCAGAACGCCGACACCAACGCCGCCGGAGTCGCCGAGCGCGCGCGCCAGTTCAACCAGCAGATGGCCAACGCGAGCTCCATCGGCTCGACCAACTTCGGCACCGCCACCCAGCCGATGGGGATGATCAACGCGCCCGTCACCCTGACCCGCAACCGCCTGAAACCGACTCCGGGGATGCCAGCATGATGCCCAACGAAGCCCAACCGGGCAACCAGAACAGCGAAGCCATGCAGAAGGTGGTCATGGCCGGCATGAAGCTGATGTACAGCAAGCAGGTCTTCCCGATGTTCGCCGACGCCTTGGAGAAAGACCCGAGCCCGATGGGCATCGCCAAGCAGACGGCGGGCCTGATGAAGATCCTGATGGACAAGAGCCAGAGGCAGATTCCCAAGAACGTGATGATCCCGGCTGCCGTGGCACTGCTGTTCGAAATGGCGGGTTTCATGGTGCAAGCGGGTATGCCGAAGCCGTCGGACGAGGACATGCAGGGCGCACTGAAGGCGCTGGTGCAGATGATGGTTCAGGTGTTTGGCGGGCAGCAACCTGGTGCGCCTGGCGCGCCGCCTGCGCAACCCACTGGCGCTCAACCGCCACAAGCTGTACAACCCGGCATGATTGGAGCCTGATATGCCCCTGATTGGCGATTTTGTTGCCGGCGCCGGCGCTGTCGGCGCACAGATGAGCATGGAAGCCTTGCGCTCGACCATCGAGGAAGAGCGCGCTACCCGGCTGGCTGAGATGCAGAACAAGTTTCAGGTGGCGCGGGATGCTTCTGAGCAGGGTTTCCGGCGCGGTGAGCGGGTGGCGGGGCAGGATTTCCAGACTTCGACTGCCGCGACAACGCGCGCCAATGCGCTGGCCGACGCCCCGGTGCTGGCTGGCGTGCAGACCGACGCCCAGGTCCGTGCCGAACGCGAAAAGCGCCTGCTGCCGCCGGCCGCAATTTCCGAAGAGGACAAGGCCGAGAAGAACGCCCGCGCTGATTACCTGAAAGCCAATGCCGAGCGCCTGCGCGCGGAAACCGGCGCCATTCAGCGTGGCGAGCGGTATGGCGCGCGCGGCGCCGGCGGAACTCCGCAATCCGAAAAGGACGCCAAGCTTGCTTCATCGGAGGTCATCAGCCTGATGAAAGGGGAGAAGGACGAAACCGGCGCGCCCAAGTACGGCAGCCAGGCGATCATGCAATATGCCGCCATCGCCTCGGGGTTGGTGCGTTCGGGTGGCTATACCCCGCAAGAAGCCGCGCAACTCGCCCGCAATGCGCCGATCCGCTCGCAAGCCGAAATCACCGCCCAAATCGCCGAAGAGGAGAAGAAACTGCCCAAGGTGGGCATGATCCGCGGCGCGCTGACCGGTGGCGGCGTGGAAGGCGGCGACGTGGAGGGCCCCGACGGCAAGACCATGAAGCTGGAAGACTGGCGCAAGCAGCGCGGCGCGCAGATCATGGCCGAGGACGAAAAGAAGTTGGCTGGGTGGGCGAAAGACCAGGGTATTCAGTTGACCACGGCGCGCGCGCCGACCAATGGCGCACCTTACCCCGACGGCACCGTGCTGGAAAAGGACGGCGAGAAGTACGAAGTGCGCGACGGCAAGCCGGTGAAGATGGAGGCCGCGAAAGCGCCCGACCAGCCCGCGTCAGTCAAGCCCGCGGCGGCCGAACCAGGCGATGCCTTGCTTACCGCCGGCCGGGCCATGGAAGCCACGAATCCCGAACTGAAGGCCCTTGGCAACCAGATGCGACTCATGGATGGCGGCGCGGCGGCCAGTGCGCGGGCAGCCTACCTGCAGATGGTGCGCGACCTGCAAAGCGGCAAGACCGCCCGCAAACCCCTGATTCCGATGTAAGGGAACACGATGGCCGAATGGGATGGATTCAAGGTACTGAGCCTGCCTGGTGATGAGTCAATGCCGGCGCCGCGCCGGGACCGCCTGAGTGCGAACGAAGCGGGACTTGCCAGACATGTGGCGCTATCACCCGATGAGCAGGCTGAGTCTGGTGCGGCATGGGAAGAGGGCCGGTCAAGTCGCGAACTGGATATGGCTATCAGCGACGCGCAGCGGAAGGGCGACAGCAAAGCACTGGCCGCGCTGATGGACGCTCGCGATGGCGCCAATCCGTTCACCGATGCGCCACACGGCGTCAATCCTCGCCGCAATGACCAGTGGGCCGGCTTTAAGGTATTGAGCCGGCCAAAGGGTGCCGACCTGTCCCCGGATGCCCTGAAAAAGACCGCCAGCGGCGACTACTTTGACGCCATTGGCAAGGGAGTTTCCAATCTTGGAACTTCTTTGCAATCTGCCACATGGATGATGACCGGCAAGGGAACGCCGGAAATCGCCAAGGCGCTGGCCGAGCAGATCGCCAACAACAATGCGTCGGCTGGCGAACGCGAGATCCAGGACGCCACCAAGGCGGCGAACGACGCCAAGGGTGGGTGGGATACCGCGAAGTCGATCGGCAACCTGCTGTGGTCGTTTGCCAGCAATCCCTACGATGCCGGCAAAATGGTGGTAGAGCAACTGCCAAACGCTGTGCCGTCCATGATCATGGGCGCGGCTGGCGCGGCGGCTGGCAGCGTGGCTGGACCCGCAGGCACGCTTGCTGGCGGACTGGGCGGGTTGGGCGCAGGCTCGGCTGCCGTCGAGTTTGGTGCCAAACTATCTGACAAGGTAGGGGAGGCGCTGGCCGGTAAGCAGCCAACGCCGGAGAACATTCAGGCCATCCTTGAGCGCCCAGGCTTCCGCGAAGCCGCCATGCAAGAGGGCAGAGACAAGGGCATAACCGTCGGCGCAATTGATGCACTGTCGGCCGTTGTCGGCGGGCGAATCGCTACTTCGCCATTCCGCGCCGCAGCCAAGAAAGCGCTGGCGCGCGAGGGTGTTGACCTGGCGGATACCGCTGCCGTCAATGCCGCCCTGAAAACCGCACCGATGCAGGCTGCCATCAAAGCGGAAATGGCCGCAATCTCGACCGGCCGCAAGGTGGGCATGGGCGCCGCCGGTGTTGCCGTAGATTCCACTATGGAAGGCGGCGGCGAGTATCTTGGTGAATACGCCGCCGCCGGGCAAGGGAAACTGGGCGACGCCATCCTTGAGGGCGTCACCAGCCTTGGTCAATCGACCGCCGAAGTGGCTGGCAGTGCAGCGTTTCAGCGCAGCCGCGGAATGATCGGCGGAACCGCTGAAGCGCCTGCCGCCGAGCAGCGCAAACAAGCCGTGGCAGACATCGCCACCGCGCCGAACGTGGATGCGGCGATCGAAGCCTTCAACCGCGCGACGAAGCCCGGTGAGCCTGCCGTCGACTTCAGCGCCGACGAAACCGCCGCCATTCAGCGGCACGCCAAGCAGCGCCTTGCGGAGCTGGAGCGCATCACCCTGGGCTCCAAGGGCGGCCAGTCGATCGATGTCGACGGCCAGATGGTCAAGATTCCCGACCAGATGGGGCGTTTCTTCACGCCGGAAGAGAAGCAGGAATACGACTTCCTGCGCAGGAACGGCGGCGACCTGAAGGCTATCGCCCAAGCCTACGGCTTCAAGCCCGCCGGCGGCCTCGAGTACGACCGCCTGGGTGCGCTTGGCATGATCAACGCCGCGCCAGCCGCCGCACCGGAGATGGTCGGCCCGGAATACCCTCTCGGCGATACCAACGCCATCCCCTACGACTACAGCATCCGCCAGAACCGCTTTGCCGCGCTGCCGGCGCCGGAGTCTCCGACCAATTCCGGCGTGCTGATCAACGATTCGGATCCGGAACTGACGCGCCCCGAGCAGTTCGGCGACCGCGAAACCCGCATCAACGCCACCCAGCGCGCGCGCGAGGAAGAGGCTGATGCGCCAGGCGTGCGCGACATCGTGCAGACCCCGGAAGGCCCGCGCCGCCGCGCCCGCGTGACCCTGGACGAGGCCGGCAACATCCTCGACGCCCCTGACGGCGACCGCCAATTCCTCTCCCTCGTTCGCAGGGAAGCCCGACCGCACGCCGCAGCCGCGATCGAGGCGCATGCCATCAACCCCACTTTGACCGAAGCCGCCCTTGCCGCCCCGAATATGGGGCCAAAGGCTGAACGGACCGTTTTTGAGGCGATCATCAATGGAAACCCCGCAGATCAGCAAACCCGAACCCTCCTCGAACGCTATGGAGTCCCAGGACGACTTGCCGACAGCAACGGACAAGGCGCGCAGCCGGTCAATCCTGCGGCACCTGGTCAACAGCCGGCGGGGGATCGAGGGAGTGAGCGGGGAAATGCCGAAGCAGGAATCCCGGGAACCGGTGCGGCAGCCGCCGTTGACAATCGGGATCAGGGGGTAGGACCCGCCGCGCAAGCGTCGCCAGAGGGAAAGCCGGGCGGCTTGGGTCCTACCAAACCCCTTACCGTCAAGACCGACGCCGAACTGCGCCTGCAAGCCAAAAACACCCGCGCGCCGGACGAGTTGAAGGCGATCTCGGATGAACTGGCGCGGCGCAAAATGCAAGCATCCACAGAGGCAAAACAGGGGGGTGTGGGCCCGGCCGAGGTTACCGACATCACGGCATGGAAAGCGCAGTCCAAGGCGCGACAGCAGGAATGGGCGAGCATGAAGGGTCGCTACACCACCCTGTTGACGCAAGGGCGCGTTGGGCCCGCCGGCAGCCAAGCCATCCTTGATGCGCAGAAGGGCGCCCCGAAAGACACCCTTACCGATGAAGCTTTGTTCAAGGTTTCGCGCATCATTGCGGACATTGAGAGGCGCCAAGCGCCCGGGAATGCGCAGCAGCCGACCACCCCGGTGGCCGCTCCGGCGCCTGCGGCGAATGATGCCCCGCCCAAGACCAAAACCCGCGCCAAGCTGGATGCGCAGAAGCGCGACTTGTCCGCTGACGAGATCGCGCGGCAAATTCAGGACAGCATTGCCGAGAATGCCATCGCCAACACCCGCAAGTCGCTCGACAAGGACGTGGCCAAGGGTTACAAGACCCGCGAAGAAGCCGACCGTCGATTGGCGCAGGCCGCCAAGGATTGGGAGGGCGTGAAGGTCAACGAGCGCACGCAAGAACTGGCGCAAGCCATTGCCGACAAAGATCCGCGTCGACTAGTGGGCGCATGGGCGAAGGAAGGCCAGGGCACCTACGGCAACGAAGGCTCAATGCGCGCTTTCGAAAAGATGACCGGCGTGAAGTTGCTCAAACTCAACTCCGCAGACCGCGCCAAGGCGATCTTCGATTGGGCCGGATGGAGCGAAGAACAGGTTGCCGAGGATGTTGCCAAGCGCCGTGCCGACAAGGAAAAGCGCGACGCCGAGCGCGACGCCAAGGCAGAGCGGGAGCGCGAGGCGCGCGTCATCAGTCGCGCCGAAGATGAAAAAATCAAGATCCGGGAAACGGGCGAGGTCAAGAGCATTCGCGCCTATGTGGATGACCTGATCGCGCAGGGCTACAACCGCGTTGTCGCCATCAAGCGCGGCGCAGCAACCCGGTACATGCTGGCCAACGAATCCGGAAGCGGGTTTGTGCTGCCCGCCGGCACGACGCGCGACTATGCAGAGATTGCTGTCAAGAGCGCCGCGCCAGCCGAAACCCCGCCCCCCAAAACCGAGGAGCAGCCTGCCGAAAATCGTGAAGAGCCGGCCCTGCGCACGCCCGCCGAGCGATGGGAAGCGGCGCTCGCCAAAGCCACCGAGGACGGCGGCGACCCCGACAAAGCGCAAGTTGTCGTACGCACCATGAAGCGCCTGTTCGGCCGCGCCGGCGAATCTGCCTCTGACGTGTGGAACCGCTGGAACAGTTTCATTGGCGTGCATGAACTTGGCCGGCAGCCCGCCGGAAGTGTGCTCAAGTGGTTTGAAAAGAACGGCACCGAGTTCGATTTCGGCCGCGACGTGCCGGACCTGAGCATCTACACGGAAACCAGCCCCGACAACATCCGGATGCGGCTGGACCGCTTCAATGAGGATGTGAAGAAATTCAACCGCACCCTGGAGGTGGCCGAGGCCCGACTGTTCGACCTTGAAAACCTGTTCGGCGAGCAGACGCCGGCCATCAAGGAGGCGCGCGACGCCGGGCTGTTCCTGGGCACGATGAGCGACGCCGAGCTCATGAACACGCTGCCCAAGGAGTTGCAGGAACTCGCCGGCAAGGCCGAGAGCAGCACCGTCAAGGGCGCCAAGCGGGTCTTCGACCTGATGACGTTCTTCCTGCGCAAGCCGATGGGCGCGGCGTACCAGGCCGAGGACACGTTCTTTCGCTACCTGATCTACAAGGACGCCCGGGGCCGGGGCCTGAGCCCGGACGATGCGATCGACTACGCGCAGAAGTTCATCTTCACCTACGACGATCTGCCCAAGGGTGCGCGCATGGTGCGCGACTTCGGCATCCCGTTCTTCGCCTACACCTACAAGGCCGTGCCGGCGCTGCTGAGCACCGCGCTGACGCACCCGGTGCGCTTCGCAGCACCTGCTGCCGCGCTGTGGGCGGCCAACGCCATGGCCTACGCCATCGCCGCTGGGGATGACGACGACACCTGGGCCGAGCTCCTGAGCAAGTACCTCAACGACGAGGACTTCCGCAAGAAGGTCCGCGAGCAGGAAAAGCTCGAGCGCGACAACCTGCCGCCGTGGATGAAGGGCACGACCGCGCTGTCGACCCCGAAGGCCATCCGGCTGGGCATGGACGAGGTGACCAAGCTGCCGCTGTTCATCGACGTGGCGCGCATCATCCCCGGCGGCGACATCTTCGACGTGAGCCCGAACGCCGGCGGCATCCCGCTGCCGCAGCCCATCACACCGTCGCACCCGCTGTTCAGCATCGCCACCGGCATGATCGCCAACAAGGATCTGTGGACCGGCAAGGAACTGGTCGACAAGAACGACACCCGCATCGAGGCGGCCGAGAAGCGCAGCGAGTGGATGTGGAAGCAGATCAGCCCAGCCATGGCCATAGGTAACTACCACTGGGAGCGCGGCATGAACGCGCTGGCGCAGGCGTCCGGCGGCGAGATCAAGTGGCTGCCCGAGTTCGTCGCCGAGGACTACACCGGGGTCGGCCGCGACCGCCTGCCCGT